CAGGGTTGAACAGGTTAACTAGCTTCTCCTGAAGCCTGGGTATATCAACATCGCCAACAATGCCCTTGGGGAGTGGAATTGCAGTCATTATGAGGCCCGATAAATAGTTCGGACTAGTTTAACATAGTTATTTAAGGGCGGTATTCACTAGCTCTCGCAGGATAGGCTTCAGTTCTTCCCAGAATATATAGGCTAATCCAAGGCCCCCGGCACTAAACCAGCCGCTCACCCATGCAATGGCCTTTTTAATGGGCATTAGCGTCTTGGTGTTTTCCGCTATCTGGTCTTTATTCTTCTGTGCGCGCTCGCCGATCCTGTCGAATGCCTGCTCTTTTTCCAGCTCAGACGAGTCCCGATCCATCAGAACCCTGAGCCCTTTTACAATGGTTTCGTCGTTTCTACCCATAGCACACCTTCAGACACTACTTTTTCCTTTTGGGCTTTTTCTTAGACTTCCCTGCCTTAGACATAGCAATAGCTATAGCCTGGCTCTGTGGCTTGTGCTCTTTCCTCACCAGTGTTTTGATATTGCTTGAGATGGTTTTCTTCGACTTACCTGATTTAAGAGGGGGCATAATCGTACATCCTTTTAATATGGCTATTTTTAAGTGTCCTCTTCCCATATTGCCGAAGCATTCATATCGGCGCTGGCACCAGAAGGTACATTCATTGCAAGCGTTATTGTATCGCCGGGCAATAGGATGTTTTTAAATAAAGCTACCCCGAGAGAAATACTAGTAAGAATGGCCAAAGAGGCTAAAATCTCACCGCCAGAAACACTAACCGGCGTGGCGTCAATCTCAGCAATAGAACCATCTTTGTTTTTATAGGAGAAATTAAGCTCACCGCCAAAGGTGGCATTTTTAACCACCTGAATAAACGCGCCCTTATTGCCATCAGTCGCCGCCGTTATGCCAGAGGGTAGAATGCGGCCTAAATTAACCTTAGTGCCAAACACTTCGCGGCATCGTATCGTTAATATATTAGTTGATGTGGTGCCTACCGCCAGCGCACCATTAGAGGCGGATTGTGTGCCGATGGTCTGAACCTTGCGCCCTTGGTTAAATGCAGAGGCAAACGTCCCCCTGCAAACCACATCGGTAGTTGACCCACTGCTAATCGATGACCAAACAAGGCGGAATGAGGCGGTTGAAAACATCGGCGATTGCTCGCTATTGCTATGAGCTACGCGATGAACTAAAACAAAATCTTCTGTTTCACCATTCAGAACATAATAGGAAATATCGCCGTTATGGACAACTTTATAGGTATTTATCATAGTGGGGTCTAGAATGAAATCACCCGTTAAAAGCTTGTCCCTGTTCCATGCTGTCTGGGGGAAAAAGTCATCAATCGCGGTAACACCATCCGATATTCTAGCCCATGCCGCCACCGCAGAACCTGGGCTACTGAATGTAAACGTGGCAACTTCGGGAGCTGCAAATATAGACCTCGCTACCACTTGGTCATTGTTTTGAGTGAAGTTATATAGCGCGGCCTGTGTGTTTAATGAGGCGGCTATCTCTGCGGCATTATGCTGGACTGTGCCCGCTGTAATAGGGACGTTAAAGCTTGTTCCGTTAATCCCTATAACCGCTGTTTCTGCGCCTCCTGCCGGGGTTGTAATGGTCAACTCTTCAATTTGAACCCGCCCATCATGGGTAAAGAATACGCCGAATTCCGTGCCTTCAAAGCCGAAGGTAATGCCATCAGAGGCCGTAGCCGCCCCGGATGCCTGTCTATTATCGGCAACACCTGCCTGAAATCGCGCACCCACGATAATCTCGGCACCTTGGCCTGGCTTGGATATAATCAAGTTATCACTGAAGATAGCCGCGAACCCTGCCGCATTGGTTCCGCTGCTGGCGGTGAATTCACCCCCGGTTATATCAGTAGATCCGCCTGAGACAGAAACCTCCCTGACTAATACAGAGGTATCATATTGAGCGGATATCTGTATCTCTGGGTCTCTGGCTGAAGCCATTAATTCGCCAAAGGCGGACTTCTGGTCGACTGTGGTTGTGCTTGGGATAAATGTCATTTAATCCACCATTCCACGCCGTCACACTTTATAGTGAAGCTAGTGTTTTGGACTGTTGTGCTTATTGTTGCGCTACCGTCAATAGTTTCTGACCCATCAGGGTCTAATGTGACCACGTTACTTGTGGAGTCTATCTTTTTAATCGTGAATTCTTTTCTAAATGCTGTCGATGCTGCCGGCAAGAAAATAGTAATAGACCCCGATACCGCATTAGCAAGAATCATCCCATCAGTTAATTTTGCTGTGTGGTCAACTGCAACCCGAGTGATATTATTGTCTGTCGTTAAAATAGTCCTAAAGTCATCGAATGATATCCCTTTGGCTCGATCCCCAGAGGCGGGCCCAATGGGTATGATGGCATCATCTGCCAGTGTCGTTACTCTAGTAAGGCGCTGTATTCTGGTCGTATTCCTAGACATAAAAAAACCCCCACAACAAAATTATTGTGAAGGTCCAGTGTGAAGGCTGCGAGGTCTTTGAAGGTCGCATGTTAATAAGGTGGTCAGACGCGTCCAACCGGTGCCAGGGCCTTCACCCCCTGACTTGGTTATTGTAGCATTAAACCCCCAAGGAGGTATCGCTATCAGCGCCTACAGTGTCAACGCTAGGGAAGAAACGTGGAGCCCTTGGCCCGATGTTGTTGCCCTGTCCGATGGGCATAGAGCTAGGCATAGACTGTTGAGGCCATAACCCAAACGCTGCTTTCATCTCCCGATAGTAGATCTTCTGATCCTTTCGTAATGTTATCGAGGGGGTTACTTTCGCTATCTTAGCCCCTGCCATCGCCAGAGCAGAGCGTAAGGCATCCTCTGTGGAGTCAGGGTTGCCCAGTTCGTCTGCTGGAGCGGTAGGGATGGTAATGCCCAGGTCGATGTTAATAGATGACCAGCGGTTAATGAGGCGGATTAGGGCAGCGAAGAACTTACCCTCTAAATCTGGATGGGAAGGACTCAGCTCGTTCTTAATGCCCAAGTCCTCCAGCGCGCCGCTAACAATGTCGGCTGCGGTAGCCATTACTTGGCATCTCGATAGGCAGCCAGGAAGATACGCGTTTCTTTCACGCCATGAACCTCATCGGGGATTGTAATATCGTGCGCCGATGCGTAGGTGACGAGTGACTTCATCTTCATTGTTTCGAGTGTGTCAGGCTCGGGATCGGGTTTGGCAGGAACCAGGGCAGCTTCTGCCTCTGCATCCTTGCACAACGTACCATCGACCCACTTGGGATAATCCCGAATCTGCTCTTGTTCGTTTGGTTTGCTCATGGAATCTCCGAATGGTAGGGCTTAAGCCCAATAGTATACCCGTTATTGAATATTTGGTATAATCGGGACACAAGGCGCTGAAACGCCCTGCCCCCTATCAGATGGACACTACTGAGGTATCCAATGACTGCCAACATTATAACACCATTCCCCACCTTTTCAGAAACCAGGCATTGCCTGTGAGAAAAACCACAACAGCAGAATTTAAGGCTAAAGCCATTGCTGTGCATAAGGCTAAATACACCTACGATAACGCCCACTACACCACCGGCCATTCAAAGCTATCCATCACCTGCCCTGAGCATGGGGACTTCCTGCAAACTGCATCATCTCACTTGATCGGTAGGGGGTGCCCTGGCTGCAAGGGAGGGACAGCAGACAACCAGGCATCATTCATTGCCAAGGCATCTAAGAAGTATGGTGGAAAATTTGACTACTCCAAAGTGGTTTATATCCGGTCTGCCGATAAGGTTTGCATAATTTGCAGAGATCATGGCGAATACTGGCAAGCGCCCAATACTCACCTAGCGGGAGTGGGGTGCCCTGGATGCTGGGGCGATAGGAGAGGCATACAGCAGCGCAGCAATACTCTGGAGTTTATCCAAAAGGCCCGGGAAGTCCACGGCGATAGGTACGAATACGGACAGGTTGAATACTCTAGGAACTTTGAGCATGTGGCCATAACCTGCCGCAAGCACGGTATTTTCCATCAGAGACCAGATAAACACTTGGTAGGCAATGGGTGTACAAAATGCACATCATTCGGGCAATCCAAGGGGGAAATAATAATCTCTGAGTTTGTCCGGTCTCTAGGGCTGGAAGTTATCGAGGGCGATAGGAAGCTAATCGGGCCTTTAGAGTTGGACATTCTTATACCGGAGAAGAAAATAGCGATTGAGTTTAATGGGGTGATATGGCACTCAGACAAGTTTAAAAAAGACCGTCAATATCACGCCAACAAAACCAAGCGGGTCAATGAGGCCGGCTATCGGCTGATTCACATCTGGGAGGACGCATTGCGGGACAATGAGGCGCTAGAGCTAAAGTTTATCAGTAACGCTCTAGGGTTTGGTGGCAAGCCTATCTATGCCAGGAGATGCACCATAGCGCCAGTAGGCAGGGACTCTGCCCGGGACTTCCTTAATCTTCACCATGTACAGGGCTTTAGTGGCTCCACAGTGAACCTCGGAACATTCCACGACAACACACTAGTAGGGGTCACACAGTTCAAGAAGCACAAGCGAGGCTTTGAGCTTACCCGTCACGCCTGCTCTGTGCCAATCGTTGGGGGGCTGGGCAAGGTAGCAAAGCATTTCGCTAATAGCCATGATGGCGACCTGATATCGTTCTGCGACTTGGCAAGGTATGAGGGAGGCAGCTATATCAAGGCTGGGTTTGAGATCGAAGATACTATTAAGCCTGATTACATGTATGTCATGAGAGAAAGAAGATTCCACAAATTCGGCTTTAGGCGGAAGAACATACAGAAGATGTTTCCCGATATCTATTCAGAGGACAAAACAGAGCGGGAAATGATGGTAGAGGCCAATATCCCCAGGATTTATGACTGTGGGAAGATTAGATTTGTATATAAAAAAAGGGGCCGAAGCCCCTGTAGTTAGAACCTGCCTTTCCCTTACGGGGTCTGACTTCCCATCAACACGCCGCACTTCAGTGGATCACGAATAGTCACGCCGAAGAACGTTGTTACGCGCCACTCAGTACTCAAGTCAGCAATCGCACCCTGCTTGGCCACGACAACGTTAAGACCCAGCTCAGTGGTTGAGTTCATCAGGATCATGCCGCCCAAATCTTCCTCGGAACCAACAACGGGAGCCACGTTAATGCTAATGGCATCGTTTTCCCAGAAAAGGTTGGTTGAGCCAGCATCAAAGTTGATAAAGGTCAATGCAGCACCCGCGCCGGCTACATCGCTACAGTTAGCCCAATCGGCTTGAGACTGTGTCGCTGTGGTGGTGGGGTTTGCCGTTACCGGAACAATCGTGGGGCTGATTGTCATGTTGCTGCCGTCAACAACAGCCAGAACAGTGAACGTCCGGAGGTTACCGGTATCATTCTTGTTCTGCATGGAGACAGCGTTAACACCTGCAATGGTGAACTTATCACCTGGGACCACACCAGTAGTAGAGCCGACAACCAAGTTCATGCTGCGGTTATCTACGTTGGTAGGATCGCCCTGCGCGTCAATCGTTGAGCCTACAGGTACATACTGCTGGGCACCCGTTACAGTCGTTGAGGGCAATACAGCAGCCGCCTTGACAGGGGTAAACGAAGACTTGAAGGTCAGGAAGTTGGCAATGCGCGCGATTTTAGCCTGCTCATACGCCGACTCTGAGATAGATCCGTTGTTGATTGACCGGCTCAGTGCCTGGAGGTCAGCCGCCATGCTGTTGTAATCGCCAGCGTTGAGGATCAAAGTCTTTTCAGTAGTCTGACTTACATCCTGTTCGATGAAACGAGTTTCAACGGCTGCAACATCAGCGAAACCACTCAGAGCGGTGGTGCTGGATACAAACTGCGAACCCTGGACGTTTACCGCATTGGCTACAGCGCGGTTAATCCGATTGTCGATAGCCTGCATAGCAGAGCGCATCTTCCGACTCAATTCAGAGCCATCCAATACATCGGTGTTGGTGAGTTTAAAGGGCACAGAAGCATAGATGTTGACCCGGTGGGGTACTGCAAGTCCTGTGATTTCGTTAAAGTTGGTAATGTTCAGACCGTCAACTACGGTAGAAACATAGGGAACGTCGTACCACTCGGTAAACTCACTACGATGCCCAATCTGGCCACCCATGCGTTTAATGTCGGTACGTCGAAGGCAGATATTATCCGCTTCAAATCGCTCCAGTTCGTCCTCTAGGACGCGTACTACTACCTTCGCCTGGCTACTCATAATCGTTTCTCACTATTTAAGTGTCGAAACATCAAATCCCGCTGCTCTAGCCTGCTTCTTCAGTTCGCGTCTAGCGTTCAAAGTCTTGGATATGGTGGTCGGTGTTGCAGCATCATCAATCTTGTCTAGCTGCTTTTGCCAATCCTCATTACCACTCGTTACGCCTGTCGCAGTCACCTTAGTTTCAGGAGATGCGGCACTTGACCGTTTCGGCTTAATGGTCAATTTGCCAGCCAGCTTACCTAGCGAAAAAGTAGTGGACCCTGGGTTCTGGGCATAATCATCCCGGAACTGAGCCGCATCATCAGGATTCTTGCCAAACCAATACAGCAGCTTGGGTGCATCCTCTGGGAGCTGTCGAACGATCAATTGCGCGAAATCATCCCCTAACACCTCGCAAGCCTTGTCTTGGGTTTCATTGAAGTCCGAAACCTTTAACTTAACCGCATGAGTGGCGTAGGTATCTAGCGCCTTCTCTTCCTTCTGCTCCTGGGCTGCAATGCGATGGCCATGCTGTTGGGTTTTCAACTGGTCGCCTACAACGCTCTGCATCATCTTCTTTTGATGCTGGGCTTGAGCCGTAAGGTAGTCACCGCGAGTATCGAAACTATCTTCGTCGGGCACTGGGTCTACTGCTCCCTGCCCCTCACTGGCTAACCTTTCCAATTGATCCTTGAGCGCCTGGTTCTCACCCTGCAACCGATCATTCTTTTTCGCAAACCGTCTGAGTATAAACTCCTTCGGGTCTTTTGGTGCTGCCTTGCGTTCGTCTTCTTCAGACTCCTGACCAGCTAAAACGATTTCGTTTTCTGCCTCGCCTTCGTCATCGGTTACTGCCGGGGCTACCGGCTCATCACCTTCAACAACTGCGGATATCTCGTCTAACTGTTCTGCTTCGTCTGCCATGCTCTCACCTTAATAGTGGTTGTTTAATCGCGGGTTTCAACCGGGCCGCTGGTGTTGCTGCGGCTGGAAATCAAATTATCCTCTAATAGATTGCATATCGCAAGCTATACAAATGCGTCCCGAGCACGGTCTCTCTGCTCGTTAATGGCCTCATTCGCTGCCTTAAACCTCGATATGTCTATACCGTTCATGGTCTCGGCGGTCTTGGCTGCGTTCAATTGTGTGGTTGACTCGTTCTTAGCGATGTTGCTCACCGACTCCTGGGCGTTAGCGTTTGACTCATTGGCCAGTGCTGCCAGGTATTCGGCCTGTTCGTCCTTCTGGCCTGCCTGTGCCTGTGCTACTGCCTCGGCTTCCTCTTGGTTCTCAGGCTGGCGCATACCCTTCATTAGCATCTGCTGGCTATTGAAGTCCTTAAGGTCTGTAAGGCCCACGCCTTCCATGTTCTGAATGATGCCTGAATAGAGATGGGCAAAGTATGGTGAATTAGGGTCAGTGATTGCCAGAATATCCTTCATAGTCTCCAGGCTTTCACGCCTGCGAGATGCGAACGCCGGCCCAGTGTCCACGTTGACCTCGTACACGCCCTTGCTGATATCGTTAATAGCCTTGGTCTCGCCTGTCTCTTCGTCGGTCACAAGCTCAAAGAGTAGGGCTGTGCTGTCTGTGCCATCTTCCTTGATTAGATTGACCACGCGCTCAGTATCATAGATCTCGCCTGCAATAGAGCGATACACCTCACCCACACGCTTTAATGTCTTCGAGATGTTGTCCATCAGGACAAAGGTATTTAAATCAATACGTTGGCTCATGGCGTTAAAGAGCTTTCCAGACATCTCAACATCCATCGCTTCAGCAGGGATGCCGCCAGTCTCCTCGCGGATATAGTCTGCGGCTATCTGCATTACTGCGGCATTGTTGGGATCTACCCTGGATGCTGCCCAGGTTCCAACAGGGCCGGCGGGTATCAACGAGCCATCCTCGGCATAGAGCTGATTGATAATGGCATAGTTGTATTTGCCCAGGTGCATTTCAGATAGCTGTGGTTCGCGCCCCTCCACCTGTTCATCGGTGAAGATGGGCATATCCTTGGAGCTGGTGGCCGCTGTCTCTGCTACCGAAGTTGCCGCCATGTTGAATAAGCGGTTAGCATCTTTGTTCTTCCTGACTAACCCATACCAGAACTCTTTGCCGT